ACCACCAGGACCTTGGAAGGCATGGGAGTATAGTTTTACAAATGGTAGATCTTCACCATCTGGTGCAGGTAGAAAACGAATAACAGCATAACCGTTACCGCCTTTATCTACTTCTAATTTCCATAGACGGTCATCACCTTGACCACCTGTGTTACTCATCTTTTCGACTTCTTTTACCAGTTTAGCGGTAAGAGAGCCCAGTTTAGATTGCTTCTTTAAAGATGCAAAAGACATTTGGATTTCCTCGGATTAATTTGGATTTAATTGGATTTGATTTTATTATAACAAAAATTGATCTAATAGTCAATACCCTGTTTAAGAGCTTCTATTGTTTGAGACATACCACTGAATAATACAGATATATCAGTTCCTGCAGGGAAACCCAACAAGATGACTGATTTCTCCAATTCAGCTTTCATCTTCTTAGCATTGGAATCTTCAGACAAGGCTAACCTTGTATACATGATCCTTTGCAATTCTAACAATTCAGTTAGATTCTCAATATGTTCTATTTTATCTTCACGATTCAATGAAGCATAATCTTGTGAAGTATTATATACTATAGTTTGAAGTTCATGTATTTCTTTCATCTCTTCCTGAACTATTTCAGAATCGAAAAAGCTACTCATTTACTATACCCCTAAGTATATTTTTAAAATGGAATACATTAATATTTATGAATGGAAGATATTTCTTTAATTTTAAACTTACGGTTTCCCATACAGGATCTGTAAGATTCTTATCAAAATTTTTCTGAAATGAAAAAACTTTTTCCAAAATAGCAAAAGTTTCTAAACTAATATCACCACCCAGATATTTCTTTAGAACTACTGGATGTCCCTTCGAGCAATCGAATACTTCTTCTAAGTTTTTCTCCAATAGTAATTCGCTGCTTTGTTCTGTGAACAAGTAAGTCAAACTCTGTTGACGTTTCATCCATTCTGAATATGTTCTTTCTCCAGAATTGATAATTTCTCCAATCCATAAATTTTGAGGGTTAGTAGCATTAATAAAATTTGATAAAAGGAAATCTATTACCTCTTGATCTGAATACTTCCTAGAAGTTTTCTCAAACCAATACTTATCTTTCCTTTTATTGAATGATGTCATTGTAGCACGAGATTTACCACCATACTTGATAAAGTCATACTTAGGGTTAGTAAAATGACTTTTCATTGATAAGTATGTGCGATAGGTCTCAAACGGTGTCACCTTCATCCTCTTCAGTCTCAAATTCAGTAATAGCATCAATAGGCACTTCTGCCCCTCCTACCCGATACCAATGAACCATTTCACCAGACTTCCAGCTTTTTCGTTCACCAAGATATTCAAGGTCAGGCATATTATAGTCACGTAAAATCGCTTGTAAACGATGATGTAACAAATCTAATTCAGAAATCTCCATCCTTAGTATTTTCCATAAAACAGTTAGAGGCAAAAGAGTTTATCATTTCACTATTACTCTCTTTTATATTAAGATCCAAATCATGGTAAAAATATTGTCTACCATATCGATCAGCTTTAACTTTCCAACCTAATCCATCAAGAACTCCACTTTGAGAAGATGTTTTACAATCATTGACTGTATCTTCATTAGGTTCCCATTGCCAAGGGACACAAGAATCTACTGTTAGTATTGTAGAAGCCGACATCATAGCAGTCATTTGTAAATGAGCATCGTGATAACTATCAAAAACATCTCTAACATGAGAACTATTTTTATCTTTTATATGATGTTTAACACCATTTGTAGAATGTAATATTAGATCTGGATGAATATCAGCTAATTTCATATTAATTTCATTAGTACCTTCCCATTCCCACATATCATTACATATTATAGCACAGACAATAAATTCTCTATCATTTCTGTATGGTAATTTAAACTTACTAAGATTTTCACCAGGAAGACAAGAATTATCAGAACCAACTACACAAATTTTATCAGTTTCATGATACACACGACCATATTCATTATAATGCCTTATCTGATTCCTATTAATACAACCACGCCTTTCATTATTTTGAATACATGTTCCCAAATGTAAAGAAATTTCATATTTTTTTTGCTTATTCTCAACTTCATGTAATGCTTCCATCAACTCATCATTTTTTAATACCCATTCACCAGAATATCCAGAAAGAGATCCTTCAGGAGTAACAAGATGCTTTACATTATTCTCCTTTGCCCAATCAAGTGCTTTAAAAATTTCATTCTTATTATACTGAATATCGGTACTAACAGGAAGTTGTGCACCAGCAATTCTAATAGTATTCTTCATTCTAATAACACTGCGTATCTTTCCATCCATCATCCCTCATAGGATGAGCTCTTTTACTATTATCAATATTATCCTTTAACGCAAATCCTCTTCTAGCAAACATTATATTAAAAGATAAACTTATTCTTACATCATCAGTTGTATTATGCCTAGTTCCATGTCCCATGTGTCCAGGCCACATCATAAGAAATCCTTGCTTCAAAGGCATCTCAGCTTCAGTCATAGCACAACAAAGATCCATAATTACATTTCCAACCTTATCACTATGAGGATCTTGAAAAAATAAAGGTCCATCATGACCATTAGTTTTTATATAATAAACACCAGAAATATCCGAAGGTCCATGTGTATGTTGAAGAGCATGTTCACCCTTAGTAGTCTTAGTTAACCATGCTGAATCAATAAGATATTCCTTTGGAACCTTATAGTTATCATTGTCAAAAGCAGCAAGATATGCTTTTATATTATTATCTAAAAATTTAATAAATTTCTCACACTTATATTGCCTCAAGATATTATTAGCAAAAGCTGTTGGTGATAATGAATGGGAACTCTCTGGTCTATTGTTCATTTTTTCCCACTCAATTTTTTCACAAACTTCTTCTAATTCTTTCTGAATATTATTATAGTCATCAATAATTTCATGACTATCATACATGTAAATTGGAATTGGGAACTGAGGAACTACTGGCATTGTTATATGGGCAATTTTGCTTTAGAAGTTGCTTTCATAAAATTAAGACGAGTTGCGTCCCATTTTAATCTTTCTTTTAAAGGTTTTGAAATAAGTTTAGATACTGATTCTACCTCAATATTGTTACTATCGCAATAATAACATATAGCATCAATATAATTAAATTCTTCTTCTGCTACAATCTTTTCGATTTCCATAGCAAATTTTTGAGGTGTGAGAAACTTACTCTCTATCGCCTTTTCTAATTCTTTATTCGGTTCCATAGAGCTCCAGTTTATCTGTAACAAATTTGTTAATGTATTTTCCGAGAAGTTTAATATACTTCGCTTTGTCTCGTTCTTCATAAATTACACACTCGCCATTTTCACAGGCCATAATAATTACCAGTTTTTTAATCGATATTCCCTTCATCTCATATAGCATACAACCGTATGCCATGCACTGAACAAAATAGTGTTCTATCCAATTCCGTGGTTTAGGTTTTTTAGATGTCTTAAAATCTATTATAGCTAACTCGCCATCATACTCAGCAATACAATCAACGGTTCCAGCAATACCTAATTCTTTACTATATAGCGGTCCTTCCAGAGCGTATATATTATCTATTTTATTTAATTTACCCTTGGCAATCTTAAATAAAAAGTCTGAAATGGGACGCACTTCAGGTAGATCTTCATTCTTCAGATAGTGTTCTGTAAGCGTGTGCATATCGGTTCCACGACCAGTAGCCGCTTTAGTAACACGATCTGCTTCTTCATTACCTACTCTCTTTCTCCACTTAACAAAGATCTCTTTATTAAAGTGACTTGTTACTGAGGTAATAGAAACCATTTTGACGAGTTCTTCCTCATCAGGAATCTTATAATAACGAACTCCATCGATATGCTCTCTTTCAAGAGGTTGGAGATCTAAATCAACATGATTAAATGGCATAACGATTACATCTAGATATTGGAAGATTATGATTGGGTGAAATTAATTGATCTACAAAAAATAATTGAATTAATCTATAATCATCATCATTTGGCATCCAATAATTAGATTGAGCATGAAATATAGATGAATCATAAGCAATCATTCTATTATAAACATTTTTAGATTCTGCTATATGAGTAAAAGAATCATTATGATCACTAATAAGATTACGAAATCTACTAATAGATTCTATATTAGATCTTGGTTGATCCAAATTTTCTTCATCAGTACCCAAAACTTGAAAAAAATCATATTCCATATTTTTTGGTTCAGATTTATTAGAATCTTTTTTTCTATAGAATGAAGTTCCTGTATCTAAAGGAGTATTATGACTTAAATAAGCAATTCCAGCAAGATAAACACCATCATCACTATGAATCCATCCTTGATTTATTGGATCATCAATATCAGAACTAAATCTCCATGATTTTTGAAAAAAACATTGGCAATGCCACTGAACATCGGGTATATCAAAATCTCCATATATTGATAGAAATTTATGAACACATTTATAATGAAGTTCTGGATTTACAGTCGATAAGCAATTAGTTCTTAAATGAGGGTTAACCCCACGTTGAGAACTAAATTCCATTTCAAGAGCAACTTTTCTAATTTCTTCAGGATCATCATAAAAATCATCATATATTGAAATTGGAAAATTCTTCATAAACCAGATTCAAGTTTAGCAATAATATATTCTTTGACAAGTCCAGAACGAACGATGTCATCAACACCAAACTCTATTATATCAAAAGAAGGCATTTTACGCAAGACGTTCATGAAGTCTACGATACCATTACGATCATTTGTTTTAGTAAGATCACTTTGACTCGCATCACCACAGAACATAATCTTCGAGTTTTCACCGATACGGGTGATGATAGAATCTAATTCGTGGAAATTAAGGTTCTGAAACTCATCTACAATCACGATAGCATTATCTAAGGTGGTTCCACGAATAAAAGAAGTGCTCCAGAACTTAATACTTTCTTGTGCCTTTAGGTTGCCATAAAGCATCTCAAAGTCGGCATCAGAAGGCATCTGAAACATATACTTCACCATATTCTTATATGGTATCTGATAGATGTCTGCCTTATCTTCGTGGTCACCAGGTAAGAACCCAATTTCACGAGTAGATACTAATGAACGAACCAAATAGATTCTCTCATATGGTGTATCTGTAGAAAGAACGTCTTTTATCGCATTATATAAGGTAATGAATGTCTTACCTGTACCAGCAACACCATAAGCAATGAGATGCTTTTCTTCTTTATAAGAATCAAATAATCTTTGCTGATTATCTGTTAATGGTTGAATATCAATAAGATAATCAGTATTAATTGGTTTCTTTCTTTTTATTTGTTTAGTCGTCAATCCAACCCCAATAGGTTGTTCAACCTTCTTTTTTCTGGGCATTTTACTTAATTGGTTTAACTCTAGATCCTGGTGCTTTTGCTGCCTTCTTTAAAACATCATTCCAACCAGGATTTTTATTAACTAACTTATCTTTCCATTCACCAACCTCACCCGTACCAGGCATTGTTGATGGATCTGACCAATCTCTAGTCCAATCTACATTATCTTTACACCACTGATCCCAATCATGAATACTCATTGCGACTTCTTTTTGTTCTCCAGTTTTTGTGTTTACTACAGGATACGTTGCCATTACTTTTTCCTCATAGGTACTTCAATTGTCCATGCTGCTGACGATAAAACAATCATTTCAAAGTTCTTCTTGAACTCTTTTTCTCTTTCCTTTCTTTCCTTCTCCATTGTTACATCAATGGATTCAATAGTTCTCTCACCATAATGAGCTTTATTTGGATCTTTTAAACCCATATAATCTAAGATAGCACCATCCACCATGAACCAGAGCGAATCCCAAGTAAGTGTATCTCTTAAATTAACTGCTATTCTATCTATATCATTCTCATCAAGATACTCA